AGCGCCGTGGCCGGAGACTGCGATCGAGTCTCCGTTGGTCGTTCGCGCGAACAGAACTGGGCCTTGTCGGATCACGTCAACAACGCTGCCGACGTCGAGTCTGCGATTGTTGATCGTTCGCAGGTCGTAGGTGATGCCTGGCTCTGGAGTTGCAATCTCGCCGTCGGCCAGGTCATCCACCGTTCGCAAATCGTAAAAGTATTTCACCGGCTTGGTCTCCTAGCCTCGAGCCGTGAATCGTCCGCGTTCGGTCTTTACGAACTTGCTGTCGTCGCCCTTGGCCAAGTCGCGAAGGATCGCGCTGTACAGCGTCGCGTGTGGAGTCTTGCCTCCAGGGCTTGTCCAATAGCCCTTCGATTCCATCGCCGTGATCAACTCTTGTGCGTTCATCGGTTCGCTCGATTCGCCAAGAACTTTCAAGGCCGCAGCGACGCAGCTCAATCGCTTCTCGCCGGCGTCGCCGGTCTCGGTAGTTTCGGTCTTGGCTTTGCGTGGCTTCTTGAGAACCGCAACCGCTGTGGACGTTTCGCCCCCGATCGTTTCGACGGTTGCCGGTTCGTTCTCAACCACCGTTACGTTGCCTTCAGTGGTGACCTTCGCGCGTCCCCGCTTCGCACCCACTTCTCCCAGAAGGCGTTGAGCGCTCTTAATGAGTATCTTCTTGCCGGTTGCGAGGTTGGTTGCATCCCAGCCACCGCGAGGCTTCTCGGCATCGATTTGAATCTCGCATCGGTTGCCCGAAACGTTCGCGTAGTACTTGCCACCAATCTTTACTTCTGCCTTCTTCATCTTCGTCTCTCCAATTCTGTGTTCGTGGTTGGCTGCCATCGTCAGGCCGATCGAACCACCGATCGACTACGCGCGTCCGTGCTGCGTTTCGGCTTATTGACCAAAGACCAAGTCCGACAATCCCTCGCAGAGAAAGTCGACGATCACCTGCACCTCTGTATTGACCGCCGGCACATCCAACCCGCGATCGAAGTTGAACATCACTTTGCGGTCGGCCAGGCGTTGAACCCAAAGCTTCGAAATCTTGCTCTGGTTCAATTCGTACGATTCGTGTTCTGCGTGTTCGGCGAAGACCAAAGCATCGAAGCGGTATTCGTCGTTGATCTTGCCTTGCACCCAAGACCCGCCAGCGCCGCGGTTGCGATTGCTGATCTTGGTGATCGTCAGGTCGAGGTCGTGTTGGGTCATCTGCTGGTCTCCGTTTTTTGGTTGGTGAATCGTTTTCGCGTTAACACACATGAGCCATGCGGTTTGAACCGCATCAAGCCGGATTCAAAAGGAATTCGAATTCTTTTCTTCGGTGCATACCTGCGCTCGGAAATGTTGGGCGAGCTTCGCTGCGGTAGCCTGCACATCAGCCAGTTCGTCGAAGAACTGTTTCATGGTCGATTGGTCGGAAGCGGCGAGGATCGGCATCTCTTCGACCGCTGCGTACAGGTCGCTGATTGTTTCCAGCGCTCGCCGGTGCGCTCCGAGGAACTGGGCCGAGGTCAGGCGTGGTCGGTTGGTCATGGTTGGCATCGTGTCTCTCCAGTGTTGGGTTGGTTTGAAACCGCGTTTGGTATGCACACACATGAGCCATGCGGTTTGAACGGCATCAAGCCGATTTCAGCAGCTTTTTCCAGTCTTTTGCGATGCTTCTTTGAATCGCCCAGTTTGGCCCACGTTCGTATTTGTCGCGTTCGATTGCATGTTGCATCGTTGGGCGTAAGCGGCAGAAAGAATGCGACACGGTGCGAATGTCGCGTTGTGTTCGCCACCCAACGCCGCGAGTCCATTCGCGGCGTGCTCGGTTTCTGTTTAACCTTCCTCGCCGACGATCTTGAACATCTCCTTGATCCCCTCCATCGCGATTCCAAGGTCTCGCAATTCGATAGTCTTCTCGTGGTCAAACTCGAAGTCGTCCGCGAAGGGATCGGGGAACGCAGCGAGGTGTTGTTGGAGCAAGGCGAGTTGCTCGTGGACCTGTGCGTAGTTGTTGGTGTAGGTGTCGTACTGCTGATGTGTGTGACCGGCCATCGTGGTTTTCCTTTGGGGTTCGAATCTGAAATCGCATATGCGATGACACACATGAGCCATGCGGTTCAAACCGCATCAAGCCGAAGGGGAAAAGATTCTGAGGGTTTTTCAGAATCTTTCCCCCGGCGCATCGGTGTGTCGCAATCAACTGTCGCGACACGTTTCCCAGGCTCGTTTGCTGCCGTAGCAGATCTGGCCACCTTCGACGATGTAGACGATGTTCTCGTCGGCGACGTCTTGGTCGTCGTCGCCCTCGTCATCGTCGTCCGCTTCGTTCATGTCGCGGCCGCTGGTCACGCCGCAGATGCGGTTCTCGAAAGGCCAGTTCTGCTGGGTCATCAGCCGCACTTCGGCGTCGCCTCCGAACTCTTCGCGGTAGTCGTTGAGGATTTCGATCAGGGTGTCGAGATTCATGTTTGGTTCTCCGTTTGGGTGAATGAAAATTGGTTATGCGATAACACACATGAGCCATGCGGTTCGGATAACCTCAAGCCGTCCTTGCAATGTTTCCAGCAGGTTTTTTCAGCATTCTTTGGAAGGCAAACATTCGTCAATCGCTTCGGGCAACATGCTGCCGGCAAGGGCATCCATGGCTTCTTCGAACATGCGGAGTTCTGCTTCCAGGGCGCGGGCCGAATCTCCGCTCGCTACCACGAACGCGCCTGCCAAGTTGTCGGCCAGTCGCTTCAACCGTGTGACCACTTCGCGATAGTCGTCGCAGATATCCAGCGCGGTAGCGCGAGGCATTTGTTTGAAGGCGGTTCTGATTGCAGTGTGTCTGGCGTTGGTTCGGGACATCGGTTTGTTCTCCTCTTGCGTAGTGAAAGCGGTTGGTCGCTGTGCGATGACACACATGAGCCATGCGGTTCTACCGGCAGCAAGCCGATTTCAGCAGCTTTTTCCCATGTTCTTCCATGTTTCTCGGGAGGCCTTACGGGCCCCAACGTTGGCCCGTGTTGCGATGTTTTGAATGTTGGGTCCTTGGTCGAAGGTGCTCACAAGAACGCGACTGTGGGCGAGTGTCGCGACCAAGCGGAAGAACGCCGCGCTTCCGTTCGCGGCGTCCGTGGCATTCCGCCGGTCTGTGGTTTAGAGGATCTTTCCGAGGCGGCTGTTCTTCATCGCGTCCAGGGCTTGGACGGCGTTGAAGTGTTCGGTGAGAAGCGGGCCGGCGCTGGGCGTTTGTTGTGCGTCGGCGATCTCGAGGGCTTCCGACAAGGTCATCAAACCCTCGATCGCCTTGTAGTAGGCTTCGCGGATCTCTTGGGCTTGGTGGGCGTCCATCGTCTTGAAGATTTGGCGAAGGGTTGCGTCCGTAGCTGCGTGTGGGTTGTTTGCGTTGGTCATGTTTGTGTCTCCGTTTCGGAAAAAGGTTTGAATCGTTTACGCGATGACACACATGAGCCATGCGGTTCCAAACACAGCAAGCCGATTCCGGGAAGATTCCAGAATGTTTTTAGGAACTTGGCGTCCTTGCCAAGTTCTTTGTTGAAAGGTTGGCAGTTATGCGTTTCTCTTTACAGGGAACCGGCTCGTGAGGCTGTCGAGTGCGTCGTGCAGGTCATCCATTCGTCGAAAGAACCGCAATATTTCCTTCTTGCCCTCGGTTGGGATAGTCATCTGTTCCAGTGCCTCTCGGAGTTCTTCGAGGAGCTCCGTTGTGGCAAGGTGTACGAAGTAGCAATCGTCGGCGGTGATCTCTTGGGTTCCGTTGAGCATCTCTGTGTCTCTTGGTTTGGGGTTGGGAATCGTTCTTGCGATGACACACATGAGCCATGCGGTTTGCGAAAGCTCAAGCCGAACATTCAGAGATTGCGTCAGAATTCTGAATGTTTTTCCAACCCACCAAGAAGCGCACAAAACGCCCACAGTTGCGTCGCATTTGCCCATTGGCCACTATTAGTTACATACACGAAACATGCCCACAGTGACGAAACGTGGGGCACAGTTTTGAAGACCAAGCGAAACCGAACCTCCGTGTTCGGTAATGCCGTCCGCGTCGGCCTAGTCGTCGGCGAGCTCGGTATTGGGATTCGTCGCCCGCTCTTGAAGAATGATTACCGGCAACGCGCTTTCGCACAAAATATTCAGGGCCTCCTCAGCGAGGTTCAGTTCTTCTTGAATCGCGGTTGCGGGTTCACCTCTCACTCCGCATCCCTCGCACTGAAGCGTTTCAACCAGGCGGGTCAGCGATCCGCAGGCGTCGTTGAACGTCGCGAGTACGTCGCGTGCGCTTCCTGGTTGCATATTGGCCAAGGCGGTCTTGATGGCCGCGAGCCGGTCGTAGTTGAGATTCATCTTTGTCTTCTCCGTGAAGGGTTTGGAAATTGTTTGCCGTTTGGCGATAACACACATGAGCCATGCGGTTGCATGAACATCAAGCCGAGTCGGAAAACATTTCAAAAAGATTCTGCCGGCGGCGCTGAGCCGCCGGCGAATCCGCGGCGCTCGCTAATCCTTTCTCAAGAAGAACTCGAGCATGGTCCGTTGTTGGTAGAGGAACTCGAGCTGGGCTTTTGCCTCGCGCGCGTTTCGCAGGTCGCTTTCAGCGAAGTCCACCCAGCTCATGCTGCAAGGCTGGTTGGCCATCATGGCTTCCATGTCCTTGACCGCTCGTTCGGCTCGTCTGAGCATCGTTTGGGCATGCTCGTTGAGGCGGCGCTGCGCGTCGGGGATCATCCATCCGAGGCGTCGCAGTTCGTCCTTGATCGCTTGTTCGGCGCTAGTGGTGGTTGTGTCGTTCATCTGTGTTTCTCCGTTTCGGAAGGGGAATGGAATCGTTTACGCGATGACACACATGAGCCATGCGGTTTGAATAACCTCAAGCCGAATCCAGCAGCTTTTCTGCATGTTTTTCCATGTTTCTCGGCATGCCCTACGGTCGCCAACGTTGGCCCACGTCGCGTCCGTTCACATGTGGGGTACTCCGTCGAATGTTGCTGCAAGAACGCGACTCTGCGCAAGCGTCGCGACCAAACGAAAGAAGGCCGCGATTCCGTTCGCGGCCATCGCCTACCTGACCGGTTAGTCCAGCGCATCGTCCGGCATGATTTCTGGCAGGCAACTCTCGTGAAGATTGGACATCAAGTTTTGGATTCGTTGGTACTCTTGGAGAAGGAGCCCTTTGCGCTGGCCGTCGAATATCGTGGCAGCGAATGCGAGATGCTCTCCAAGCTCGTACAGTTGGTCCCAAACCGTGTGAAATGCGTCGCGAATATTCGATGCGGCATTTGGTTCATTGGCGTCGAGTTGTCGAAAAATGCTTTTGATGGTTTCGTAGTCTTCGTTCTTCTCTGCTGCGGTCATCTTTGTGGCTCCTGGTATTTGTTGGTGAATCGTTTACGCGATGACACACATGAGCCATGCGGTTTGAATAACCTCAAGCCGATTCCAGTTGCTTTTCTGAATGTTTTTCCATGTTTCTGGGAACGCGCCACGGTTCACAGGGTTCGCCCGTGTTGCGATGTTTCGAATGTTGGGTACTTGGTCGAAGGTGCAAAGAAGAACGCGACAGTGGGCGAGTGTCGCGACCAAGCGGAAGAACGCCGCGATTCCGTTCGCGGCGTTCTATGTGGTTGTGGTTTAAGCCGCGCGGTCGTATTTGCGGGCGAGCTCGAGGAGTTTGGTTTTGATCTTCTTCCATTCCGGTTTGGTTTCGCTGGCGATCTCTCCGTAGACCTTGTCGCGAAGGGCACCCTTGTACCAACCCTTGGTCCATCCGAGTCGGTAGAACAATCGGTTGATTTCTGTTTCACCCAGGCCGGCACCAGGTCGATCCCAGCAGCTCTTGGTGCCTTCCTTTTTGATGTAGTCCCATTCGCTGCAGCGTTTGGTATTGAGGGCGAGTTCAACCAAGCCCAAAACCATCATCAGGTATCCGACCACCTTGGTCTTATTGAGCGTTCCGCCGAAGGCCCGGAATTCGATTCGGTTCTTGCCGCGGGTCAGGTGGGTCAAGTTCAGCAGGTGGTAGCGATCCGATTCGCATCGGCTCTTGGCGTTGTCTTTGTTGCCGTATTGTTTGATCCGCTTGGCGTACATCATCTGTTCGCGTTTGCGGGTTCCAGTCGAGGCGTAGATCGCTCGTTCGTGGTTGCCGACCAAGGAAATCAATCTTGCCAAGGCGGCTGCGTCTCCGTTCCAAGAGACCGTTATGTGCAGGCCGCAGCTGGAATTTACTCGGCCCCCGCGAGCGTTGATCTGGTCGATCGCGTTCTCGATCTGCTGTACGCCTTCAACCCCTTTGAGTATTGGGCTTACAAACTCGCATCCTTTGCGGCTGGCGTTCTCGGGTCGGATGCTCCCGTCGCGTTCTGCTTTCCATCCGGTTGGCAGCCAGGGTACTTGGTATCCGTTGTGGTAGGGTCCGATCGGTGTGTTGTCGGTGCCGGGGAGGGTAGTTTCGAATTCGATTCCGAAGGCGATTTCGTTTGCGTTCATCGTTGCGTTCCTGCGTGGTTCGAGGTGTGTTTTGCGTCGCGTTTTCAGCGTCGCGATGACACACATGAGCCATGCGTTTCGAGGAACCTCAAGCGAAGTCTTGCATGTTTTTCCCAGTAATTTCCATGTTTTTTGAGAGGCCACCGGTGCCCCAACATTACGCCACCGTCGCGTCCAAACATGCTCCGCATAACCAGGCGAACATGCGGCCAAAACGCGACCGTGCGCAAACGGTGGCCCCACGTTTCGAGATGCCAAGTCACGGAGGAATGCGATGAGTGAAGGAACGGGCCAGGTCGATCCGACGAGGCTTTCGGTCGAACAAGCGGCGAAGCTACTTGCGGCCGCATACCGCGAGCGGATCGATCCAGAGAAGATCCGCCTCGATATACAAAGCGGTGCGCCGGTGAACGCCGATGGCACGATCAACCTCGTGCACTACAGCGCGTGGCAAGCAAAGGAGATGGGACGTGGCGAGTGATCCGAGGAAGCTAAAACCAAGCGAGCTATGCCGACTGCTGAACTCGACGCCGCTAGGCGAGGTGATCAGCGAGCGTCAACTGTATCGCCATCGTCAACGCGCCGGCGCACGCATCGGCGACAACAAGACCGTCGATTTGCTTCGCTATTGCGCATGGATGCATGTCGTACGACATACACCTCGTACGACAAACGGTGTCGATCCCTACGATGCAATGAAGGAGCGAGCTCGCGCACGCAATGCAGCGCTCGCACTTGCAGGTCGCGATATCGGTGAACTGCCCGAGGTCGATAACCCAGATCGCAAAGATCGCGCGTCGCGTGACTTCCGCTACTTCTGTGAAACGTACTTTCCGCTAACGTTTCATCTTGCTTGGTCGCCAGACCATATCAAGGTCATCGAGAAGATCGAGCAAGCGGTTGTGCATGGCGGTTTGTTTGCGCTCGCGATGGCGCGTGGTAGCGGTAAGAGTTCGATTGCTGAAGTCGCTTGCATATGGGCGGTGCTTTATGGGCATCGTAACTTCGTATGTTTGATCGGCAGCGATGAAGGTCATGCGTGTGACATGCTCGACTCAATCAAAACCGAACTCGACAGCAACGAGCTGCTTTTAGCCGACTTCCCCGAGGTTTGCTTTCCGATCCAAGCCCTCGATGGAATCTCCAATCGAGCTAACGGCCAGCTCTACAAAGGCAAGCGCACGCAGATCGGATGGACCGCCAAAGAAGTCGTCTTACCAACAATCGAGGGTAGCAGCGCTAGCGGAGCGATCATCAAGGTCGCCGGCCTTACGGGTCGCATCCGCGGTATGAAGTTCAAGCGTCCAGACGGCAGAACAGTACGTCCGAGTCTTGTGGTACTCGATGACCCGCAAACGGATGAGAGTGCTCGTTCGCTCTCGCAATGCGCTAATCGCGAAAGCATCCTCGCTGGCGCAGTCCTTGGCTTGGCCGGGCCGGGCAAGAAAATCTCGGGCATCATGCCCTGCACCGTGATTCGCCCGGGTGACATGGCCGACAATATCCTCGATCGCAATCGGCATCCCGAATGGAATGGCGAGCGGACAAAGATGGTTTACGCGTTCCCCAAGAACGAAACGCTATGGGAACGTTACGCCGAGATCCGCGCCGAAGGCATGCGTGGCGGTGATGGTGGTGAAGCGGCCACCGAGTTCTATCGTCAGAATCAAGCCGCGATGGACGAGGGTGCCGTTATCGCTTGGCAGGAGCGGTTCAACTACGACGAACTCTCCGCAATCCAGCACGCGATGAATCTCAAATTGCAAGACGAAGCAGCGTTCTTCGCCGAGTATCAGAACCAACCTCTGCCAGCGGAAACTGTTGTTGACGGAATGCTTAAACCAGAGGAGGTCGCCAGCAAGATCAACCGCATGGATCGTGGTTTGGTCTCGATCGGCGCGAATCATCTCACTGCATTCATCGACGTCCAGCAGAAGCTACTCTTCTTTGTGGTCGCTGCGTGGGAGGATGATTTCACCGGTTATGTGATTGACTATGGTTGCTACCCTGACCAGCAGCGTCCGTACTTCACACTACGTGAGGCACGGCAAACGCTGAGCTCCGAAGCGACTGGAACCGGACTAGAGGGATCGATCTACGCCGGCCTCGAATCGCTGACATCGAAACTGCTCGAACGCGAGTGGCAACGCGATGATGGTGCAGCGATGCGGATCGGTCGCTGTTTGATCGATGCCAACTGGGGCCAGTCGACTGATGTGGTCTACCAGTTCTGCCGACAGTCCAAGCACGCCGCTGTGATCATTCCCAGCCATGGTCGGTTCGTCGGCGCTTCGAGCTTGCCGTTTAGCGAGTATCGTCGCAGGCCAGGTGACCGCGTAGGTCTCAATTGGCGTATACCTAGTGTGCATGGCAAACGAGCCATCCGTCACGTGGTCTACGATACCAACTGGTGGAAGTCGTTTATCAACGCTCGGCTTCGTGTTTCGATGGGTGATCGCGGTTGCCTCTCGCTCTTTGGTACGAACGCCGAAACGCATCGCATGCTCGGCGAGCACCTAACTTCCGAGTACTTCATCAAAACCGAGGCTCGCGGACGGAGCGTTGATGAGTGGAAGCAGCGCCCGGAGCAGCCCGACAACCACTGGTTCGACTGTTTGGTTGGTTCTGCGGTCGCGGCATCCATGCAAGGAGTGATTCTTCCAGGCATCGAAGGTAAAGCTGAAGTCCGTAAGGGACGAATGAGCTTTACTGAAATGCAAAAGCGACGCCGGAGCAAATAGCTCTCCAAGATTGAATCAAAAAAAATCTTCTGGTTCGTCCGTCAATCTACATGTGAACCGGGTATTCCTACAGATAGAAGTCCACGTCTTCATTCTTAGGTAGGCCGATAGCATGTCAGATAACTTGCAAGAGACGATTCGCGAGAGTGCGAAAGCACCCGCTAAGGCATCGGGAGATGCCGGAAGCGTCGAGCAGCACAAGCTCACCGAGCAGATTGCTGCTGACAAGTATCTGGCGTCCAAGGCGGCCGCCTCTAAGCCGAAGCGTGGCCTTCGATTTAACAAGCTCGTGCCACCAGGTGCCGACTAACCGTTCGCGCTTGATTGAGCTTGTTTCTATAGGCAGGGGTGTCGGGTTTAACAGAAGGGATTGATTCACGGATGTTTAAATTGTTGTCAGGGATTCTGAGCAAGAACGGCGATCGTAAAGATCGGTCGCTCGTCCGTGGACGCTCGGCCCGACACCCCTGGTCGTTAGTGAGAATGCTGGGGCGCTACGACGCTGCGACCACCACGATCGACAACGTTCGCCACTGGGCAGCCGCAGACGGACTTTCGGCCAGCGCGGCCAACAGCCCTGAAGTACGCCGCACGCTACGCAACCGTTCGCGTTACGAGGTCGCGAACAACTCTTATGCCCGCGGTATTTCGCTGACTCTTGCCAACGACTGTGTTGGTACCGGACCTCGATTGCAGATGCTGACTGCGGATGCATTCGCAAACCGCTTTGTTGAGCAAGAGTTCTTCGCTTGGGCTGATGCGGCTGGCTTGGCAGAAAAGCTACGCACGATGCGGCTCGCTCGCGTTTCCGATGGTGAATCTTTTGGCTTGCTGACCAGTAACCCAAGAGTCGACTCTCCGGTTCAACTCGATTTGAAGCTCGTCGAAGCCGAACAAGTCACATCGCCCATCTTGGCACTCGACAGTTATCGCTACCTCGATGGCATTCGATTTGATGAGCATGGAAATCCAATCTCTTACGATGTTCTCCGAGGACATCCGGGCGATGACGCTTTCTCGTTGACCGAGAACTATGACACCATCGATGCCAGTTCGATCCTTCACTATTTCCGAAGCGATCGGCCAGGGCAGATTCGAGGTATTCCCGACATAACGCCAGCCCTGCCGCTATTTGCACAACTACGACGATTCACGCTGGCTGTATTGGCGGCTGCAGAGACAGCGGCAGACTTCGCTGGGATACTCTACACCGATGCGCCGGCAGGTGGCGAAGCCGATGCAGCCGAACCGTTCGAGCCGATCGAACTGGAGAAGCGAGCGCTCCTAACGATGCCAGGCGGTTGGAAGATGGCTCAGATGCACGCTGAGCAACCGGCGACCACGTACGCCGAGTTCAAGCGTGAGATTCTTAACGAAATCGCACGTTGTTTGAACATGCCGTTCAATGTCGCTGCCGGTAATTCGTCGGGTTACAACTACGCATCCGGGCGACTCGATCATCAAACCTACTTCAAGTCGATCCGTGTCGAGCAGTCCCAAATAGCTCGCACCATTCTGGATCGCATTCTGTACGCATGGCTGCGCGAAGCGATTCTCATCGAAGGCTATCTGCCTAACTCGCTTCGCACTCTCGACTCGTCGTTCGAGCATCAATGGTTCTGGGACGGACATGAGCATGTCGACCCAGCCAAAGAAGCCAATGCCCAGAAAATCCGCCTCGCCAATCATACGACAACTCTGGCCCATGAATACGCGAGGCAGGGGCGTGATTGGGAGGCGGAACTTAAACAACGCGCGAAAGAGATCTCGCTCATGCGCGAGCTGGGACTCTCGACCGATTCAACTTCACTTTCTCCAGGAGATGTAACGGATGACGAAGACATTGCAGTCGAACAAGCAGAGTGAGGTGGATGCCGAGTCGGTACCTAGCTCGCTGCGAATCGTTTGTGACGATGCCAGTTCGATCAGTTTACAAGCCGCTGAGGCTGCCGAAGAAGGCAAGCCGGCGCTTCGAAAGTTCTCAATGGTCGCTTACACCGGTGGCGCTATGCGTCTTGGTGGCTGGCCTTACCCTGTCGTTGTGGACTTAGCAGGCATGCGAGTGACTCGCAAAGCCCGACCGATCCTCAAGGACCACGATCGCGCAAGTATCGTTGGTCATACCGACGACATCATGGTCGGCGATTCGCGGCTCGAAGTTGCTGGCGTGATCTCAGGGGTGGGCAATACCGCGCAAGAAGTCATCGCCACCTGCGAGAACGGTTTCCCTTGGCAAGCATCGCTCGGTGCCAATGCCGACAAGGTTGTCTTCATACCCGAAGGCAAGACTGCGAACGCCAACAATCGCGAGTTCAAGGGTCCAGTCTACATCGCACGTAAGTCAACGCTCGGCGAAGTCTCGTTCGTAGCCCTTGGTGCCGACGATGACACCGAGGCTCGGATTGCCGCTGGCCAGTCTGGCGATGACGAGGACCTTGATAGCGAACAGGCGGATGACGACAGCACCGATTCCGATGATTCGGAGCTCGACCCGGTAAACGCCAGCCTGGATATGGGCAGCAAGCCCAAGCGTCCTGTCACTAGTGGAGTCGTTTCCAAGATGCGCATCGAAGCCGCTGCTGAATCCAAACGTATCGCCGGCATTCGCAAAGTGTGTGCTGGCAAGCATCCAGAGATCGAAGCTCGCGCCCTTGAAGAAGGCTGGAGCGTTACCAAAACGGAGTTGGCAGTGCTGCGAATCGAACGACCCAAGGCTCCTGATCAACAGGCAAGCCAACCGATGTACCGACGCGAAGTCCTCGAGGCAGCTTGCTGCTTATCGGTAGGACTCGACGAAACCAAGTTGCTCAAGGCTTATGGCGAGCGCACGCTCAACTCTGCCGATCCACTTCGTCACATCGGCTTGCGTGAGCTCGTCGCCGAGTGCGCACGGCTCGAAGGCTTCGATGTTCCTCGCGTCTTCGGCGATGGAACGGCAACGATTCGCGCCGGCTTCTCGACGATGTCACTTCCAGGCATCCTCGAGAACGTCATGAACAAGACGCTTCTGTCTGCCTATGAGTCGACACCGATCGCAGCGTTTGATTTGTGCAGCATCG